CCATTAGTAAATCATCGAACGGTAGTTTCTTATACCAATCTGGTATATTGTGTTCGTCTATTGGTAATCCTATGCTAGTATAATTTAGTGGGTTAGGTTTGAGTTTACATACAATAGTTTTCATCCCATCGGTAATCTGCATACTGTAGTTATCGTTGTTTAGTTCACGCAAATAATTATAGTTAATTGCCGCTCTAACATGCCCTGGTATCATCTTGATATTTTTGGGATCCTTAGATATAGCATTATATTTGGTTAAATTGTTTACTCGTTTAGGAGTACCTTTCTCCCAGCTTGGTTTATCATTAAACTGGTGTTTAAACTCCTTAATTTTTTCAATAATATGTTCTCTACTTTCTCCGGTTAACACATCGAATAGAATGACACTTAAAAAATCTTGTACAATAGGTGGTGTGTCGCTTCGTTTAAGATCTAAACCCATCGCTTTCACTTTGCCTGGGGAATCCTCCGAATCATATCTTTTCCCTTCGTTATCATACACTAGTATAGCATAGCGTTTTTTAGTGATAAACAAACCACTTTCGCCTGTTACTTCTCTACCACACTTAATAATCTCACCTTTATCTCTGGGTGTATGATGTGCTCGTTCCATATATTGTGGGAAACTTATATTCACTTTGTTTGCTAACTCTTCGTACAATTGAGTAGCTAGATCTTTATTCCATTCTTGATCTCCAGATGCTATAGAATCTTTTAAAACAGGCCACGCACTGAAGTAAGATGAATCAGTGTCCCCATATATTATACATTCTCCATCGTGTTTGTATTTTCCGGTTAAGCATTCGTTTACATAGGCGTCCATGTGTTGTGCAATTGCTCTGCCTGTAAGTGTAGTAGATTGGCCAATACGTTTATCGAAGAATCTACAATGAGGATTGAGGATTGCCCCATAGAGAGAATTTAAACCAATTTTCTTAACTAATTGGCGTTTATCCCAAAATGCTATATCTTCGGGTGTTGTTGCTTCGCGCTTCTTGTTTTGCATCACAATTCGTTCTGAGTACCATCTTTCTAATAGTCCTGGTATGATACCTTTTTTGTCATAACTAAAGATCGTGCCATTAGCACTTAATGCCCAATTGCTTTTAGGGTCAAATACAATGTTGTATAGCTCTGATGCTGAGTGTATAGTTTCATCGCCATTCTCCCAATCTACTGTTATTTCTACTCCAGGTTTTTGTTCCATTACTGCTGTGTATTCTAATGTGCCGAACAAGCCTTCCCACGCGGCGGCAAACGTATTACCTTTGCGAGATTTTCCCTTTCGTTTCCCTTCGGCAATTATCTGGTCAGCCATTTTTCCTTTAATGTAGTGGTCCGTCATTATGGGACGCAATTGTCCTATAATAGTCTCCGGTGCCATGTTTAATGCTCTAATAACAGATGGATACAAGCTGTTAATATCAACCGATCCAACCCACTTATGTATTCCTTTTTTTGGTGTAGCAACATAAGCACCTGCGGCTTGTGTATTTTTGTCTTTACCTTTCTTTTTATCAGGAACTACAAAACCACGCTCATGTGCTTCATTAATAATAGCTTGTTCAGTTACAGCAACAGCCCCCATAGTAGACGGGATTAAGACTGTATTAGCATGAGCAATCTCATTAGCTAAATCCAAGAATTTAAGTTTCTTGTCTAATTTAGCAACGAGCATAGTGTCTTGTCTGCTATAACCAATAAACTTTTTAAAATCTTGATTGTATAGTTGATCTAATGTGCCTTCGTATGGAACTTTATGCTCGTCCAGCTCATGCTCTGCAATTGCGTCTAGGGCGTATGAATGCATTTCGTGGTATGTATACTTGATATAGAGTTGCATATAATCCATATGTATTCTACCTATTAAGTCAAATGTTTGTTGTTCCGCACCATATCGTTCAAACGTTCTCTTCTTAGGAAATTTATCCCATAAACAAAAACGACGAGTATCATTCTTAGATAACACTTTGGTGACTCTATTAACTATGTACGGTATATCAAACCCTTCACTGTTCCATCCTGATAATACATCTGCGTCTTCTATTAGATCCAAGAATGCTAATAGCATTTCTTTTTCGTTGTAAAATAGGTATGTGTCGTCAAACTCGTCGACTATCTCTTCTGCTGTTTCTTTTGACATACTAGTAGGCGGGATAACTAGGCACACTAATTTATCTGCCCAATCCATATATAATGATATTGCAGTAATTTTGTTAAACGGGTCAAAAGGTGGAGCAAATCCTCGTTCTTGACAGAAATCTACCTCAATATCAAAAAAGAGTGTATGAAGTTTAGGTGCAACAGCATCTTTCCGGTGTTTAGATAAAAATCTAAACACCGGATTAATATCACTTTCGTACAACTGTTTTGTACTTTGAATTTTTAATTCTTTATAAAATTCATTGCTACTTTTGGTAACAAATTGACTTACTGAGTTGCCATATACACTTTTAAACTTTCCTTTGGGATCATTGTAATAAAATATATATTCAGCTGGATATTCGTGCAATTTTCTAACATTATCTACACGTTCAGCGACACAAATTTTACTATGTTCTTTAACGTATATTGCGTCAACGTATGACACTATGCAATTCGACCTACGGTTTCCAAAATAGTTTCCATAACCTCGTAATCATCTTGCGTTTGATCGAAGTTCTGCTTATATGCTGTCCTAACAGCCTTTTTTAATACGCCTGGCTTAACTTGCATCTCTTCTGCGATAGCTTTGATAGTATCGTTAAGTCCTTCGTTTAATGCTTGAACTTCTGACATCACACTAATGCCTTCGTTGATTAAGTATTCGAGTTTTGTTTTTTGTTCTGGGTTAAAAACGGGTATAGTCATTAAAATCTCCTTGTTATGTTATATAGCTGATCTATTGTAACATAAAGAAAATTTATAGTCAAGTATTAGAATTCTGGTCGTTTAATTCCTGCGAATTGCCCTTCTAACGCAGAAAGTTCGTCTTCTAAATCTTTCATTCTTAGACGATAGTCAGCTCGTGTATTATGGAAGCTTTCTTTCTCCGCCTCTAAGTCTGTAATATCACCGCGTTGATTAGTGAGTTGTTTAGCTTGAATTTGGTTGATACGATGTTCGCGTGCTATGTTATGCTCTAATTCTTCTTCGTGTTTTTCTAAGTCGGCACTAATATCTTCTAGGTCGTTAATTTCTTTCCGATCCTTGGCTTGTTCGTCTTGCATTAGTTTAACAAAAGCTTCTAAATCAGTCTCTGTGTAAGCATATTTGGCTCTAGCTTTGTCCAGAATACGCCTAGCTAATGGGTCACGGACACTAATCCTTTGTGTGTCATTTTTTGATGGTTCTTTATCTGCTTCAAATATATCAACTAAGTTCATTTCTTTTTCACCTTTTTTGTCTTCTTATTCTTATTTATCGAATTAGCATATATGCTAGGATCCCTATACATAGGTTTGCCTAATGGTGTTGCTACTGTAGCAATACCTCCAGCCGATGTTGTTTCTGTAATTATGTCTTTAATTGTCATTTAGTATCTCGAACTTATTTAATGTTAATATTTTACCTGGCCCGTACTTTATTCTGGTATTTTTAATAGTGAATTTACTTATCTGTGGGCCAACCTTTTCTAATCTAAATTCGTATATACCTGATTCTGCTTCTACTTGGAGCATTTCTGTTAGATATACAGGTTCTCCCCATCTAAATGTTCTCTCACAAAATAGCTCGTCGTTTACATATATCCGGTAATCAGGGGCTAGACCCTCCCATTCACAATGTAAATCAAATAATACCTTGACGAATGTAGTATTCATTTAAGTATTTATGATTAAAAGTATAGTTTTAGCTATGAATAGGCTATGCACTTCTCACAAGCGGTGCCAGTAACATCTAAATTTAAGTTAGCTTGTCTAAGTTTTTGAAAAGGTTCGGATACCCAAGCATCTTTAAACGATATTTTATCTAAATTGCCCATATTAAATCTACCATCATGGTCGAAGCAACATGCGGATAAGTGCATATCATATGTAACATGCCCTTCTGTGAAAATACTCCAACATGGCAATGCATCACGCATATTATCTAATCTTCCAGTATTACCAGCAACAGGCTGAGTATCATCGGCACCCGCGGTTAGACCTGCTTGTCCATACAGTGGAAGCCAATAATGTTCATCCACATAATCTACAATCTCTTTAACAGCTTCTTCCATCTTCTCTTGTTGTTCACCATCGTACTTAATCGATGAAGCATATATACCACATGAATAGTTATTCTCGTCTCTTATCTCCTTCGCTGATTTAATATTAGCTATTATTTTATTAAAATTACGAGGTGCGATTTGTGTAACATGTGCGAATTGTTCTTCATTTGCATTGTTAAAAGAGAATTTTAATGAGTCTAGCCCAGCCTCCATAACAGCTTTTAATTTCTTGGGCGTTGATAATCTACCGTTAGTGGTTAAGAATACATAAGGGTACTTTAAATCCTGTTTAACATAACGAATTGCTTCTGCTAATTCTTTATACATAAATGATTAACCTAAGTAAAACATACCTATTTCTTCCACTCCAGCTTCACGCATTTCTTTGGCAAGTTTCTTAAACTTAGACAAAGGCATATCATCCTTCTCCCTCATACCATTAGCTGATGCACAATAGAAACACTTAAAATCGCATTTTGCTGTTAGTTCTACTTTAACGGACTTAGGAATGGGTGGTGTTATACTGGAATACTCGTTTGTGAGCCCGGTGATGTTGTCTACTCTGTTAGTGATACTCATCTATTCTCCTTACAATTAGAAAGTATTTAGCATTGTATTATAGACAATCTTTTCTACCGGATCTAATACAATCTGCTGTTTTTGATGACCGATCTTTTACACCTTGTTGTTTTTTACTAAGTCTAGATTTGGGTTTTGGTTTAATTGTATTTCTTAGTTTTTCTTTATAGCACTAGCAGTAGAACCCTGTACTTTAGATGATATTGTTTTTGGGATATTCGGTAGGGGGGTTTTGGGGTTTTGGGGCTTTGGGGCTTTGATTTTTTACCTAAAACAGTATCTTTGTGTTTATTGTTAGTAGCATTTTTACCTGTGAACCCTTTCAGAATGCCGCCTATTGATTTGTATCTCTTCTTCTGTTACTGTTACTATTTCGTTCATCGTCGTGCTTATATTTAGCTAAATATAAAATGCAAGCATATAATAATTTTGTTGCATATAACACATAGGAGAGAATGAATGCTATTTTATGAAATATTAATAGAAGGTAGTATACGGGTAATCAATGGATTACTTAGCCAGTTAACGCAGGATAATACCTTAGAGTCTTTAATTGCCGAGAGTAACCAATTTAATTCACTAGAAGAATTAATTAATTTCGTTGCTGACCAAATTGATCCAACACCGGAGAGTAAATTTACAACATTAGTTGTTATTTGGATACGGAATGGAGAGATCGAATTTAGTCGTATTAAAGAAGATGCAAGTATAATTAAAGAAAATTTAATTAAGTATCTAGAGTTTAGCACACAAGAAGGTTTTCGTTTACGTATTGCAAAGGTAGGTTTTGCGAATTTCGTCAAAGCTATACGAGATTGGTCCATGAAAACAGCCGATACAGACAATGTAGCTACACGTTTTGTACCAGAAAAATTCAAGTTAAATTTTAGTTTAACTCATTTATTAACCAGACCATTCAACAGGGGGGATATTTTTATTGATTCGCCGAATATGTTAATTACAGCACCGTCAACCCCCCAACAAGGTGCTAATTGTGCTCATAAAGGTAAACCCAACGAATTACAGCATTGTACTCGTGGAGAAGATCAATTCAACCAGTATAGTGGCCAAGGTCAGTTGTATCATGTCTCAGCTAATCAAAATGGGAAATTAAGAGACTTTCTATTTCATTATGAATCTGATCAGTTTAAAGACGAAAATAATCGTGAATTAAACACAAGTGATATTGCATTGTTGTCTCGACACCCAGCATATGCATCGTTTTTAAACAGTATGATTAAGAAACATTATAGTAAATATTTTAAATGAATTTATACAGCAAACATTCAAACCCAGAGACATTATATGGCTATGAAGAAGCATTGGGAGTAGATGAATTATTTGACGATGATACGTTGATTGAACTAGGATTTGCTAGCAGTGCAACGAGGG